CCACCTGCCCAGAAGATCGCTCTCTCTAGGTACATCAGGGTAAAAGCCAAGAATCTTTTCGGCCAAACCATGAAGGTACTCAGAGGCTCGAGAGTACCCGCCGTCCGACAGCTGATTAGCTGTTGAACAAGCGGATACAAGCTCTTCAACATGTGTTCTATGTAGAGGAAGGTCGCGACGAACACGAACGGGAGTAATTTCAGTCCCGTCGTAATAATCGCCACCACAGGACTCTCGGAACTTTCCAATATGGAAAGACTTGGACCTGTTAACCTTGAGGCCATAGGCTTCAAGGAGTTCTTCAACATAGAGGACACTATCTACGGGGACAATGATGTCGTCCCCGTAAACGCGTACCTCTCCAGAAGCAAAGGTGCTAAGCACCTTTGCAGGTGGATGTCCGCCCGATTTGCGCAATGCCATAAAGATGATAGCTGAAAACGCCATCACCTCAATGGGAAAGCACAATGCAGACCCCATAGAAGCAAACTTCCTCAAGGTAAGAACTTTACCAGAAGGAAGTTTGCTGCGAAGTGACCTACTGGACATCACTGCTTCTTGAACAGTGGGCCAGGGTGATAGCGCGTCATCAATAAGACTTGCTATCACACGGTCACTCGCCTCAGAAAGGTCAATCGTTGCAAATTTGCCAGTCACTGAACCCTCTCGAGCTTTCACTCGGTTGGGCAGTTGATCAGTAAATCCCTGAGAGGCGCCAATTCGGCTCCTCTCAAGCAACGGTATGAGTGTCGTCATAAGAGCTTGTTGCATATATTGCATATGCGTGGGCTCCATGGCAATCACTCGTGGCGTTTTCTGAGTCTTCGGAACAAAAACCACCTTAACAGGTGGCTCTTGCTCCACTGGGAGGAGCGAGAACCCGTAGTCCGAATTTCTACCCCAAGTGTTCGTGCAATAGCGCGAATAAGGGAATAGAGATTCAAGTCGGTCTGTCCAATTGGGCAGTTCCCACTTTCGGTTCCCCAGGAGTTTATCCTGAGTAGAACCGGGACCATGCTTTGGCTTTATATCTTGACGTTCAATGGCCTTTGTAAGGTCGTTAAGAACATCACTGTAAAGCCAAGCGAAACTGACAGAGAAATCGCGACGTTGTTCATCGCTTAGTGATTCCTCAACAATTTCCAGGTCTCGTTCACAGCTTACGTAAGCATTCTCAGCAGCACGCTTCCGTGCCTCCGTAGTATCACGCTCAATCTTCTTAAAGATCAGCGTCATCTGACGGATAGCACGAATAGCGGCATGACTGGGATGCTCGCGGAGCATAGCAGTACGATTATCGAACAC